GCATTATATAACATATTCATTTGGAATGAATTTAATGGGTGTTGAGAAAAATAAATGTTATACCTTTCATCATTACCAAATAATAATTCTCTAACTGCTTCTAAGTCTGTACCATTATCATCTACTACTTGAGTATGTAATACAAAAGCACATTTTTTAGCTTTATCTTCAGGTAACTGATCAATAAAGTATTTATATGCCAACATTGTATCTGGAATTTGTTTCCTTCTAATGTTACGAGAATTAAAGAATAACATAAAATCAATCTCTTTACCTGAGAATAGATTTTTCTTAAATTCTACAAATTCATTATAATTTTCAGATTCTGGTGTAATAGGTTTGAAAATATCTTTATTTAAACCATGAGGTACATAACTAATAATTCTATCTTTAGCTACATCACCTAAAACTAATTCATTAATATTTTTAGTCTGTTTTGAAATAGCTAATAAAGCATCACACGCTTCATAATATGGTTTATTATAATATGGTGCTGGATAATCATCCCAAATATTTAAATAAATAATAGGGATATGTCTCCTAATTTCATTCTCCATCTGGAAAATATGAATAAAGTATCTAGGATCAGTGATCAAAAATAAAGCATCAGGTTTTTCAATTTCAATTAATTGACGGACCATCATTGGATCACCATAACCATTAGATGGATATAGAAAAACAGATGAATCTGTTAAACCTGAATGATTATTAGTATCAGAACTTAAATCAAAACGTTTTCCTTGATCTGGATGGTTCAATGCTCCACCAATGTTAATCCAATTAAAATGTTGGGCGGTATTTATTACTACTTCTTTACCTACAGTAGCAATACCTGAGTGTAATCTAATGTCATCACAAATGAGTAGAATCTTTTTTCTATCATTTGGTGGTAGATAACCAAATTTTTCTTTCATAAACTTAAATTATTGTGATTGTGTATTTTGTGTTTAAATTCATCATCAGTAAGATATAAATGAATTGCTCGATCAGCAAGCTTTTGTAGTGAGAATTTATGCTTTACGCAAGAAACTTTAAACTGTTCAAATAGTTCACTCTGTACTTTGACAGAGGTTAATGTCATATCCTTTTTATTCATAATCTATTTAGGCATTTATCGTATATAAATATATATGAGATTAGCCTCTGTTACAGAGTTTATGATCATCTTTAAAAGGACAATAACCACAACTAGTTTTACTTGGATTCTTAGTATATTCTTTTACTTGATGTTGACCATCTTTATCAAAGCAATCTTCAATGAATAAATTTAATAATGTTATAGCTTTTTTAGTTTTAATTTTACCTGAGGCTGGAGTGTATGTTTGAAAACGTTTTAGAGCAAAATCACTTTCATACATTTTTCTTTTAAGAATCAAAAATTCAACTTCAATATCATCTTCAGGAACATTAAATTGTTTAGAATAAAATGTTTTGTAGTAGACTAATTGAAATGTTTTTAACTCATCTTTCTTTTCTTTAGCACCCCAACCCCAAGTACTCGTTTTAATATCGATTATTTTAAATTTGTTTCTTGTCTCATCGTATAACACAAGGTCCAAATAACCCTTGTATATAACGTTTTTAAACGTGTTATTAGGGATTATAACTAACGGCACCTCAATACCAACTAAATGCCAACCACGTTTATTAAAATAACTACCTCTATTCTTTTTTAGGAAACTTAAAATTTCAACTCCATCATCATAGAACTCTCTCATTTCTTCTGGTGATGAAAAATGGATTTTGTTATTTTGATTATATGCCTCTTTATATATAGAAGTAAATTTATCTTGAAATACTTCACTCAATTCAATTTTATCAGCATTCACTCCACTTTCCTCATACATAACTTTAATATAGTCTTGAATTACTTCATGGATTGAAGTACCAAATACAGTATGAATTGATTGTTGGTGTGATGATAAATTTTGTCTATACATCAAATCCCACTTATGAGGACATGAAGCATAAATTTGCAGTTGACTAAAAGAAATTGTTTTCTGATATGCGTAATTGATTTCACGCAATGTATGTTTTTGAATCTCTTTTAATATAGTTGGAAGTTTTTTAGCCATTACTTCTTCCAATCACCACGTTCAACAATCTGAGCAATGATACCGTAGTTAACAATATCCTGGTAAGTATCTTTTAATGGTTCATTATTTGCTTTATTACCCATTAATAAGTTCTTCCAACGATTAATTTTATCATTAATGCGATACCATAAACCAGTCATTGCAAACTTCACTTCATCATCATTTTGAAGTAATGTACCAGCAGTGATATTAGTCATACCATAATCCAAATGCTTTTTAGCAAATAATAAAAATTGTTCTTTAACAATTTCTTGATAAGCATTAGCAATTTGTGGGTACTCAGTCTTCAAATGTTCAATAATCTCTTTATCAGTCATGACTTTGTTTTTAATAGTTTTTTAATTTCTTTTTCTTCAATTCCCATCTTTCTAAAGATAACATCAAGTTCTTGAGGTTCCAAAATTTCAACATACTCTTTAGCCTCTTTAAGAGAGCATTGATAGTATTTCTGTAAATACTCTGCTATGTCTGATTGGGGTTGTTTTGCTCCTTTAATGTACTTGGCCCATATATCTTTCTTAGGTAGAAATTCAGAGTAAATTACATAAATTTTTTCCTTTTCAGTGTATGGTATTTTTTGAACCATGTTAACTAAATCAATATATGGTTCATGCATACTTAATACACGATGAACCATATACGGATTGAACAATTCTTTTTCTTCATCACTAAATGAACTCCATGGAGTTTTAGTTTTAGTAACTTGTTTAACCCAATCAAAGACTGTTTTGATCATTATTTACTAGTTTCGTTATATTCAGCGTATTCGTCACGAAGTTCTTTAGGTAACATTTCTACCAATACTTTTCCTGTTTTTACATCATAAAAACAAGGTACTGGAATTAGTCCATCTTGTTCTGTACCTGAGATGAATTTTGACACTGTACGTAAAATTACACCTTCTTGAAATACATGATTACCTTCTGGTGATGTTAGTGCTTTTGTTGCCTTAATGTCTACATTCATGTTAGGCATTTGTCCTGTTTTGTTCATTTTTTTGTTGTTTATATTCTTTCCATTCTAAATAAAATCCAAAACCAACTAGAATATTCATTCCTATTGATGTTAAGATTTCATATATATCTTTATATACATTTAAACTAAGATGCACATGACCTACCATCCAAAAAGGAATTGATAAGTTTCCAGCTATCCATTTTATTGTATATTCAATGAAATGTCTCACTTAATAATTTTCAATATTTGTGATATAGTTGACATTAAATTGATTTCTTTATCAATTCTAAAATTAGATTGATATTGCATTTCTGATAAAATAATTGAGATATGTCCTTCATTACCTGGAGCATATTTATTTACTTCATCATAAAGGTAACGATACATTTCTTCAAAATCATTAACACCTGAGTCAGCTATAATTTGTCTAATGTTATTAAATGTTTTAGATGTTGGTGTTGTTAATTCTTTAATAACTTTATCTTGATAGGTGTTTGATGTTAATACTTCTTTACTAATACTTAAAGTACCTTTTTTACTAAAAATTTGGCATGTATTTAATATTTCACGTAAATCTGGATAGTATTTATTTACTGTTACTTTTAAATCATCTAAATCATAATTAATGTTTTCTTGATCTAAAATATTAGCTACATGTTTAGCAATGTCTGTTTTGCTTGGTGGGATTAATTTTAATACTTTACAACGTGATTGAATAGGATCAATAATCCTTTCAACATAGTTACAAGTTAAAATAAAACGAGTTGACCTAGAATAAGTTTCAATAATATTTCGAAGACTAGCTTGAGCATTAATAGTTAAGAAATCAGCTTCATCTAAAATAACTACTTTAAGTGGTTTGAATGATGCTGCTGAAGCAAATCCTTGTACTTTATCTCTAATTGTATCCACACCTCGTTCATCAGAGGCATTAATGTATAAATAAGTACAATCTAAATTATTAACAATAATTTTAGCTAATGTAGTCTTACCTGTACCTGCGGGTCCATAAAATAGAAAATGATGAATATCATTTTGACTCAAATAATCAGCAATAATAGATTTAACATCTTCATTACCAACATAATTTTCTAATGTATCAGGGCGATATTTTTCAACCCACAATGTATGTTCTTTCTTAAAACTCATAGTCTCCGTATATTGAATATTTTTTAGGTTTTGGTGGTTCTACATTCTCAGTAGTAATAGCAAATAATTTACCATTCATTGGTTCTAACCTATAAGCTATAGGTTTAACTGTACTTTTAATATAGTAATCATTTAGTGTGTCAGTTAATGAGGGGTGAATTTCTTCACCCCCAATTAACCTCCATTGATCACCTGGCGGAACTCTTTCAGCTATTAAAATGTTTTTTTCAGCTTCCATTACAATCTAAAATTAAAACATTCCTCCCATAGAGCCAAACCCTGGGTCAGCAGATTTTGTTTCTTCTGGTTTATCAACAACTACTGCTTCTGTTAATAGAATAGTACCTGCTACTGAAGCTGCGTTTTCTAAAGCTGTACGTGTAACTTTAAGTGGATCAATAATACCAGCTTCTTTCATGTTAACAATTTCATCTGTTTTTAGATTGTAACCGTCCCAATATGCCCCACCAAGTATATCATTGATGATACTATACATCTTTTCAGTTTCGTAACCTGCATTAGACAAAATTTTCTTAAATGGAGAAGCACAAACATCATAAACAATTTGAGCTCCAATACTACCATCATGTTCAAAACTATCACGTGCTTGTAATAAAGCAGCACCACCTCCAGGAACAATACCTTCTTCAATAGCAGCTTTAGTTGCGTGAAGTGCATCATCTACTCGATCTTTTTTCTCACGCATTTCTGATTCTGTGTTACCACCCACGTGGATAATAGCTACACCACCAATAAATTTAGCAAGACGTTCTTGTAGTTTTTCTTGTTCAAACGCTGAATTTGCTTTCTCAATTTGAGCTTGCAATTCATCAATACGAGACTCAATTTTTTCTACATCACCTTTACCATCAACAATAGTTGTTTGATCTTTAGTTACTGTAACTAAACGAGCCTCACCAAACCATTCCCACTGAAACTTATCTAGTTTCATACCTTTTTCAGAACTGAATACTTGACCACCAGTCAAAATAGACATATCTTCCAAAATAAGTTTACGACGATCACCAAAATCAGGAGCTTTAACAGCACATACTTTAATTGTACCTCTCATTTTGTTAACAATCAATGTAGCTAAAGCTTCATTATCAATATCCTCAGCTACAATAAGCAATGAACGATTTTGATTTGATACACCTTCTAGAATAGGCAACAATTCTTTAACTGAAGTAAATTTACTATCAGCCATAAGAATCATTGGATTGTCCAAAGTACAACTCATAGTGTTATTATCAGTTACAAAATAGTGAGATTTGTAACCTCGGTCAAATTGCATACCTTCTACTGTTTCAAGATATGTTTCACCTGATTTTGATTCTTCAATATGAACTACACCCTCACGGCCTACTTTCTCCATTGCTGTAGCAATCAATTTACCCACTTCAGAATCATTATTAGCTGAAATAGTAGCGATTTGTTCAAGTTGTTCTTCAGATGAGATATCTTCAGCAATATCATCTTTTAAAACAGATACAAGACTTTTTACTGCTGTATCAATACTGCGTTTGATTTCAACAGCATTAGCTCCATTATTAAGATGAGCCAAACCTGCTTTTACCATTTCAGTAGCCAACAATGTAGAAGTAGTAGTACCATCACCAGCTACATCAGCTGTTTTAATAGCAGCTTGTTTAACTAATTGAACACCTAATTCCTCAATTGGATCTTCTAAAGTAATAGCTTTAGCTACACTAACACCATCTTTAGTTGATTGTGGATACTCACCTGGCTTAGAGATTACTACGTTACGGCCATTAGGACCTAAGGTTGATGTTACAGCATTAGACAATTTATCAATACCTGCAACTAATTTAACTCGAGCGTCTGCTCCAAATTCAATAATTTTACTCATATTTTATTTTTCTTCATTAATAACTGCTAAAACCATATTTTCTTGACAAATCCAATATTCATCACCATCATGTTCTACTTTTGTAGGACCCATAGGTGGAATAATAACTTTCTGACCTACTTTCAAAGTTGTAGGAACAAATTCACCTGTGACTGAATGTTGTCCAGGACCAACGGATACAATAGTTCCATTTAAACTTTTTTCTTTACCCAAATCTGGAACGACAATTGATCCATAACGGGTCTCCTCTTGTTCTGAGGGCTTAATTACTACTGAGTTGAATACAGCTTCTAATTTCATAATCCAATATTTACTAATGTTTTAATTTCATTTTTTACTCGGTTCCATTCTGAGATATAATCTCTGATTGATCTATAATCTCTAGTACTATCAACTTTTAGTCGGGCAATTTTTTCTAAACTAGCTCCTAATGTTGAAAAGTGACCTACAGATTGAACATAATTTTTACTTTTTTCTGTAGCAAACTTCGGGTCAGGAGTTCTTTCTTCAAAGACAGTATAACAATAAGCATCCTTACTAATATAATAAGGTGAAATTATCTCGTCTCTAATAACTGTTGATGAACTAAATTCTTTGTCTTGACTCATAATCTATTTATTTATTATAATATACGTAACTTTTTTTAAATAACCAAACCTTATTCATAATCTCTAATAGCGACTACTTTAGGAAATCTTGGAATACTAGTGCCTGGAGTTAAATTAAAATATTTAATTGTGGCTTCTTTTCCAATTAATTCATCTTTTTGTTTTAATAGAGTTTCAAGATACTCTTGATCACCATTCACTGTTGAGGCGAACTCCCGACCTTCATTTGTTTTGAAAACCATGTAACCTACTTTTCCACTTAATTTACCTTTACCTTCATGTACCTCTAGAATAGTAAATTCAGCATCCTCAAATGATTTGTTTTTCAATAAACTATTTGATCTTTTATTTTCATACAAACCATCTGTTCTCAACATTTGACCTTCATATCCTCTACTTACATAGTCACCATACCATTCATCAATTTCTTGAGCATTTCTAATGTCATTTGTCTCTACTACTTTACAACATTTAGGAAAATTAAACTCTAATTCAACTAAAGCACTTAATCGTTTAGTGAACACATCATCACTACTAGGTAAGTCATAAATGTGATATTCAATTTTCTCAGCTGACTCTTGTAAATCTGATTCTGTTGGTTTGGTTTTCTTTACCAATGAACAAATAGCATTAAAGTCATGAGCAAATTTATCAGCATATAACTCACCATCAAAAACTAAATCTGGATTAATTTCTAGTAATGGTTTTAATGATTCATAGATATGAGGAGCTGAAATGATTTTCTTACCATTTCTGCTCCACATACCATCTGATTTTACAATGCAACGAATACCATCTAGCTTAGGTTGAGAATAAACAGGAAATGTAATTTTATCTTTTCTATCTTCCCATTTATTAGCTAACATTGGTTTAAAGAAAACAGGTGTATCAATTTTATTGATATCCTCAAAAAACCCTAATTCAATTTTCTTTCTGTGAAGCGCTTCAGCTTCAAACATTGCTTGTTGTTCTGGTGTTGTACCATTTTTCTTACCAATATTTTTAGAAAAACATTCAGTCCATTCAGATGTAATTTTCTTACCATCTTCAAAACCAGATACAGTTCTAAATTTATTGTCTTCTACTTCAACAAACCATGTTGAAACTTTACCGCTCACTGAGCGTTTAAATAATGTTGATAGTTTCGTGTAACTTTTCATATTCTAAAGATAACATCAATTTTTGGAAAAACCAAGCAAGAGGTGACAGGTGGTTTTCTTTAATTTGGCTCCAGGGCTGCCTTTTTATTTGATTTTCAAAGCACGAGGTTTTGAAACTTCAGAAAATGGAACATGGATATGTAACAATCCATTTGTTAATTCTGCTTCTGATTGGTTGATGTTAAATTTAGATGAAATTTTATAACCTAAACTGAATGATCGTCTAGATATTGTCTTAGCAATATAGTCACGATCTTCTGAATCTGGTTCTTCACCTTTTAGTCTAGCGTAATTGATTTTTAAAATATCTCCTTCGATATCTAACTTTACGTCTTCCTTAGATAGACCAGTACATGCGATTTCGAAATGAAGTCCTTGTGGATCTTCATAAATATCTACCGGGTGGGTATGTTTAACGTCAAACAATGTATTGAAATTTGCGTTTGAGTTAAAAAAGTCTTTGAACAAAATGTCAAAGCGATCAAGTTGTAATTCTTTAAAATAAGTCATAATTTAATCTCCTTAGATGATTTTTTAGTTTTTTGTAAATTGAATTTGCCCTGGAGTCAAATTTTTATTACAATGATAAATATAATGAAAAAAACTTAAGTCGCCAAACTTAGATATCATTTTTTCCAATCAAGAAATAAAATGATTTAGTATTACTATTACTGAATGATAGTTTCATGATACCTTCACTATTAATGGACATTTTAGCATCAGTCATATCTTTATTAGCTACTAAAATTTCTTTAATAATATTAGAATCAAATAATATAGAATCTATAGTTACATTATCATTACATGATATGTTGTATTGAATTTTATTAGCATGGTCAGCACTTTCACCAAATATAAAAGACAAAGCATATCCTTTATTTAAATTATTGAATGTACTAATTGATACTACATCTGATCCTATAGCATTTTTATACTTGATAATATATTCAATATTCTCAGATGTTAATTCAACTTCAACATCATATGATTCAGGTTCATTAACTGTTGCTACTCTAGGTATAAGTAATGTATCTGCTAGAGCATATGATAAATCACAATTATTATCTTTAATTAATAGTTTAGTATAAATTTTACCACTTTTAGTCAAATCAACATTTAAATCACCATTAGTGATATTAAGTATTTTGTTTAATTGACTTGTATTATATATAGCTACTTCACTAGGATGTAAAAATGGTTCACTGTAATTCACTTCACCTAACATATCATTATTAGGAGACATAAATTTAATATCAAAACTATTTTCAGTTGTAACCCATTTAACAGAGTCAATTAAACCATTCAAGTGATATTTTGATATCACACTTTGTAATGCTGTTTTATTTATCATAACATTAATATATGAAATTTATTTTAATTATCCAAACGAGAAGAAACGATTTATTTTTTCATTAAAAATTGGTTTACCCCAACTTAAATCACTGTATAAACCTTCAATTTTATTTTTCATTACACCCTCAAACAATCCATCTTTATCTAAATACTTCTCAGCAAACTCTAGCATTTCTGGAGGGTCATTATATCCATTTAATGCTACAACATCAATTTTATATGGATTGTTTTTAAGGTAACAGATGTAAATTTTATCACCAGGTTGAAATAATGAATATTTTTTATCTAATTTTTTAAATTTAATTAAATCATTAGCATAAATAGCTGCTTTAGTATTAATAGGACATTTTGTTTTTAATTTAGAAAATATCTCACCAGTTCTAGGAGGTGAATCAATATACTCTTTTAATTTCTTTAGACCAGTAGGTTTAAGAATTTTCTTCCAATCAATAGTTCTAATTAAATCTCTAAACTCTAATACTTCTTTATCAATCTCACCTTTTGATTTACCAAACATGATTTGTTGAATTAAATTCTCTCCAAAGTTTTTAAACAATGGTGGAAAATTTGATTTCATCAAATCTAATCCTTTCATATCTAGTTCCTCAGTAGGTACACCTTCTTTGTTTACAATAAATTGAGCGTATCTTCTTTTACCAGCAAAATATCCTCGTTCAAGTACTACTTCTTGTTTCAATTCAAAATAGTGAGGCATATCAGCAATATTAAATAAATCAACTACTAATTTATTGAGGTGTTGATTACATACGTTTTGTAATTCTGCTGCTATCTCCAATACTTTAGGAACTACTTCTTCCCTATTATTTAAATCAATATTAGGGAATCTATGAAGTAATAAATCTTTGACATGTATAAAAAGAGAATCAGTGTCTGATGTGATAATGTAGTCTGTATTTTCCATAACAATTAAATATAATAAGCTTTATTTAAACTTCCAAATAAATCCATTAGTTGTTTTTAAAATACCTCTACATACCTTTGATATAGTAGAAGCATTACTATTTGTTCCTTCAGCAGCATGTTTTATACTGGGCCATTCTTTTATTAAGATATTATCTAAACTAAATTGTAATATAGGTTTTTGTTGATTTTCAGCTGCTTTTTTATGATTTCTATTTTCAGACACCTTTTTACCCATTCCTTTAGGTTTAGGTACTCCTTGCCTTACTTGTCTCATCATTTCACCAAATCCTTCTGGTTTTGGTTTACCTTTTAAAGCATCACTTTTTCTTTTCTTAGTTATTTCAGACTGTTTTTTTCCTAACATTGGTTTTTTTCCTTGTCTCCAACCTTTATATTTTTGAATACTTTCTTCTGTTTTAAATTTAGGTCCTCCTCCTCCTTCATTTTGGTTTAATAATCTAAAACCCCAGCTTTTAAATAACTGGATATAAAAAGATTCAGATTGTTTTTTATCTTTATTATCTATTAAATCTAATTCAACCATTTCAGTTTCAATCCCATATTTTCTTCTATGAGAACTTAATCTTTGTTTTAAAGATTTAGTATATCCTATATAAAAAGGAATATTATTTTTTTCTAAAAAGTAAATATAAACCATTATAATGTTTTATTATAAATATTACAAACTATAATTTTATTACTTTTACTAGGTAGGGGTATTATTTTTTATTACCTTGTCCGGGAGGAGTGTTTTGTATCTCATTGTTGATATAATCATTACAAAAATTAATAGTTTCAACTATGAGTCTCTGACCAGTCAATGTGATTGCTTTACTAATAAATTTATGTCCATCTGTATATCTCCAAGCATTTCTAGCAAATACACCATAAACGTCATTTAATTTAATTTTATAAGCATGTTGGCGTCTATTATAAAACTCACCCATGATTGGGTCTTTATCTTCTTTATATGCTTTTTTCATCAGTTTCTTGTATTCTTGTCGTTTACTAAACCAATCTGATAAAATTTCACATACTACACTTGATTTGTCTTTTCTAAATAATACTCCAGGAGCAGATACTATCAAATCATTATTTTCAATAATTTTTAAAATATCTTTAATTTTTATCTCAGTTCGTACTGTTTGACGTTTATTGTTAATTTTTTCAATTTCAATTACTTCATCTGGGTCTTTTGATTTTAATTCTTGTATTGACCATTGATTATCATATTTACCACTATTAACAATTCTACCAACTAATGTTTCAATCCCCATGTTAAGTGATCGAATGATTGAAGGATACAGTGATGTAAAATCTAAGTCAATAACCCATTCATATAAGCCAGGTACTGGATCTTTTAAATAACCACCAGCATACTCAGCTAAATCCATCATATCATCAAATTCTTCCTTAGTTATTTCATTTCGATCATATAATGCTTTAGCATTGTCAGCAGTGATGTTTTTAATTGCTGGATTGTATGTAGTTGGTTTATTTGGTGATACTATACCTTTACGTTTAAGATAAGTTAAGATAGCGCCCTCATTCAATGCTGTGGCGTAATATATGTTTTCATAACTAACATGGCATAAATGACATATAGTAACTGTTAAATCAATAAATTTTAATGAGTCCTCAAGCGCTACAATAATCTCAACATCTCGAAGGTTATACTCAATAAACTTATCTATATCCTCAGCAAATAATTTATCCAGTGATCCTTGATAATCAATCTTATCTAATTTAACATATTTTTTACCTATGTCACCTAAACGATAAGATGGTTCTTGTTTCATTATATACTTCTTAAATAAAAGCATATAGTCCAAGTGATTTATACCTCCAATAGTAATTGGATCATCTGTACTATAATCTGAGTAAGTAATCTTTTGAATTGGAGACATATAATTAGCTATATCTTCACCTAGAACTAAACTAATTCTATTATATAGATAAGGCATATCAAAATAAGCACTATTCCACCCAGTTACAATAGTTGGATCAAGGTTTATCCATAGTTCTAAGAACCCACTTAATAATTTTTTCTCACTATGATAAGGAATAACTTCTTTAGATTCATGTATAGTTTTAGACATTGTTTTTTTCTCATCTAAAACAAGACAATAATATTTTTTAGAGTTAGCATCATATAAAGCAATAGATGTAATTTTACCTTGAGGTGTTTTTATAGCAGCAGGTGTTAAAGTACCTACAACCTCACACTCAATATCAAGAAAAATAATATTATGGTATGATGGTGTATCATCTGTTTTATAATATGAGTCTACTAATAATCTAGTTACTCTGTCAACATCTTTCTCATAGAATCTATTATCTTTATAGTCTATTTTTTGAAGTGGAGATACTGGGTTTCCGAATAATGTTTGATATTCTCCATCTTCATCATCAACAAAATAAGTAGGATTGTATGTAAAGGATTTAAATCCTTGTTTATCGTCTCGTAAGTAATACTTATACTCAGATCTATCGTAATAACAACTTTGGTACATAACTTGTATTTTATATAAAAATAAGAAAAGGTTTGGCAAAAGCCAAACCTCTCTAATCATTTGATTGGTATATTAAAAAAACTTTTTCAAGTTTGGTTTAAAGTAATTAATATTTTTCATCACTTTTCTATCACGAGAACGATAAACAATATAATAATCTCCTACTTTTTCATAATGACATTCCTCACCCTGTTGTTCAGAACGCACTTTAACAGTTTCAATCGCTTCTTCTTCTGTCTTGCATGCCTTAGACATATTTGATGCTTGTACCTCAGCATAAGCATTTTCAAACTTATCTTTCAAACCATGTAACATAACTCCATTACCTGTAGCTACATAAGTGATATCACATAAAGCATCTAATACTTCTACAATATTACCTGTTTCACAAGCATGTTTATATTCTTCTAGTTCCTCTAAAATAAAATTATAAACAAACATCCATTCTTTTTCCTCAGGGATGTTAGGAGTATAATTATTTGGTTTACCCATTGTTTGATTAAATGTCTCTACTTCTGAGATGTAGGGTACATAATTTGAGTCTACAATTTTCTTGTTCATAACTTAAAATTTACTTCCATTTACTTCAATAGCATGAAGAAACTCTTCACGAATCAAATTATCCTTTTCCATAAACACACCACTAAATTTATTTGTAGTCATTGTTGATGGGTGTTTAATACCTCTATGAGAGCAACAAGTATGTTTACAAGCAATACTAACTGCTACTGATCCACAACTCATTTTATCAGCAATATAATCATGCACCTGTTGAGTTAATGATTCTTGCATTTGTGGGCGACGAGAAAACCATTCTACAATACGATTCAATTTACTCAAACCAATAACATTTTCTCCAGGTACATAAGCTACTGTAGCGTAACCTGTAAATGCTAGATTATGATGAGCACACATACTTGTAATAGGAATACCACTTTGAATAACTAAACCATTGTAACCTTCATCATTAGGAAATACAGTAATATTAGGCTCATCTGTAATTGATCCTACAATTAAATCTTTCAACCATGCTTTAGCTACTCGACGTGGTGTGTCTTCAGTTTGACGATCAGCTGTATAATCAAAACCAACTGCGTTTAGAAACTCACCATAAGCTTTAGCTGCTTTATCAATCATTTTATTCACCTCTTTTTCAGTACGAGGTAAATTACCATTTGATTTCTTTAATAATTCCATTTTTATAACATTTTATATAATATAAGTAATAATTCTTAGATGGCCAAAATACCTGGAATGTTTCTTCCTGTTCCATCCTCTTTATCACAGCCGTATCCTATAATCCACTCATTGTTTATTTCAAACCCATAATAGAAAGATTTAATATGAGGTATCTCCATAGGATTGTATTTGTTATCTTTCCTTTTAGTCAATGTAACCATATTAATAGAAGCTGGTTCTTTGATATGTAAATACTCTGCAACTGCTTTCATTGTGTTTCCTGTATCAAAAATATCATCTACAATGTAGACGTGTTTATCTTTTATAGGAGTTTCAACATCTTTTGTAATCTGGATATCTCCTTGTTTATTTTTGGATACATAACTCTTTACTCTCATAAACTCACATTCAATCGGAAAACCTATCTCTCTTGTTAGATCAGAAAAGAACATATACCCACCGTTCAAAAGACAGATAAATACAACCGGAGTTGGGTCATCATAATGTTCCTGGGATATTAGTAGGGCTAGATGCTCTACCTTATTTTGAATTGTTTTT